CAAGTATTTCAGTCCTGTGACAATCTAGCTTTTCGCATAAATCATCTATCATTTTACTATCATCAATTAGACCTTGAACGCACTCTCTAATTATTTTATTTTCCATGATATTTTCTCCTTTTGTTTTTTTCATTTAATTATAAATTGTGTTGCGAAACACATATAAATATATATTAAATAAATAAAATAAACAATATAAATAAATCTATGTAAATATATAAAAATGCATTATATTATTATTGCGAACTAATCAAAATAATATAGGAGTTAGAATAATGAATAAAAAAACAACAATTACAAATCTTGTTGGAATGAAGCAAGAAGTTACATTCACAGAAGTTGAAGAATTATTAATTAGTGTTATAGATAATTTTATACTATGGTATACAACAGAATCAGATAGGAAGATGGCAGAGGAATATATTGTTTCTGAGCATATTAATTACAATGAATGGTTTAAAATAAACAAAAGTAAATATAATAAGGAGAACAAAATGAAAGTAAAAGAACTTATAAAACAATTAGAAAAATGTCCACAAGATTTACCAATTATATGTGATGATAAATGGATTTATAAAATTGAGGTTTCAGAAACAGGCGAGAGTGGGTATGAATGTTGTGGGGAAATTAGATTAATAAAGGGAGAATAAAATAATGAATGTTAGAAAGATAAAAGGAGTTATAAATCGTATTGAGTCAGACAGAGCTTATTGGAAGTCTGAGTTACGCAAAAGAATAGATGAGTTCGAGCAGTTGGATAATGAATATTTAGAAGACCAATATGGGACTCAGGTAGTAGATGCAGAAGTTTACGAAGTTAACCTACAAATCGAAAGAATAAGAGGATATATTTCGGGGCTTGATAATGCGCTCGACAAATTAAAAATGTTAAGCGAATCAATAGATAAATAATAGATAACTTATAAATAAAGTATATTAAATAAAGGAGTATATAAAATGATAGGAACACATAGAACAACTACAACAAACATACCATTAAATAATGAGCAGTCAAGATTAATAGTAACGTTTCATAATACTGCAGTAGTACAAGTAGTAAATGATAGATACGTTATCTTAAATAGTGGTGGATGGTTAACACCTACAACCAAGCGCAGAATGAATCAAGCCTCAGAAGTTTATAGATTAAATTATATAGTATATCAAAAGGGTTGGGTATGGTATGTCAAGACACCAAGCACGACTGCAGAGTTTACGGACCATATAGTAATTGATAAGCTAAGTGGTGATATACTACCAAGTCTTCCATAGTTCGCACTATGTATAGCCCACACTAACCCCACAAAAAAAAGCCCCGACTATAATGGTTGGGGCTTGTTCTTTTTCTAAATAATTTTAAAATCCTAGCTAATCATTATAATAATCAATTATTTTACAGAATTTTCAATACAACGAGGAGGGGTATGCAGGCTTTTTAGGGGGGGCCTATCGCGTAAACAACACCCACACACATTCTAATACTATTTTTAAAAGTTTCCTGTTATTTTTTATAACTATAGTTAAATATAGCTGTTTTGGTGGGTTTTGGGTAGAGACTATCTAATCCCCTTATAATAAATACAAAGAGATTAGTCTCAATTCCCATATAGCTGTTTCGGAGCCTGTTATTATGGTAGGGTAATCTTTTCTGTTACTAGCTCAATTACCTTCGACTTGCTTTTGACTGTGTAACTAATCCCCTTCTAGTAGTCATTTAACTTTACTATATGCTAGAAGTGTCTAACCAACCCATATAGCGCACTAATATTAATACAAATAAATATTCTATGCAATCATTATTAATTGGATGTATATTATTTTAATGGAAATCAAAAAAATAAAAGGTGTAGAACACAGACTTTATGATAGTCACGAAGAGTTTTGCGCCTTTCAAGGTGCTTTGACGCCCAAGGCTGACTGGCGAGAGTCAAATGAAGGTGATTGGGTGTTTACAGATGACCATCATGTAGTGCAAATACTAAAGGTTTACTACATTACAGTCCCCAACTCTAAAGAAAAACGCAAATGTGTGCGCACAGTATGTGGTAGTTTTGTGTGTAAACAGAAAAATGCGCAGATATTAGGCGAAAATGGCGTTGCAGAGAACATTTATACGTTTTCAGGCAACTATGACACAATTAAAAAGATACGTTCAACTAAATTGTCATCTAAAAAGCTATTATTTGCTAAATATGTAGCGGCTGGGGTAGATATGGAAGAAGCATACAGTAGAGTTTACCCAAAAGCATCAGATAGGCAGTATATTAAAACTGCAGCGAACAAGTTACTACAACAAGAAAAGGTAATGAAGATGGTAAAAGAAGAAATATCCTTAATTTTAAAAGAAGAAGGTGTTACACCAGAGTATATTATACAAAAGTATAAAGATATAGCTGATGTTTCAGAAAGAGACCAAGACAGGCTTAGAAGTCTAGACGCTTTAGCTAAAATGTCTGGATTATTTGAAACAGAAAAGAAACGTGAAGAATTAACTGTATGGGCTGGTTTTAGCCCTGAACAACTGGAGGCTATTAAAGGTGGAGAAACCAAAATACTTGCACATAAAGAAAAAGAGTGAACTTTCAGAAAAAATTGACCCTTGTCCAATATGTGAAAAAAACTTATATTATGATGAAGATTGTAGTAAAAGAATAGGTGTTATAGAGCCAAACGGGGATATAGAGTCATGGAAATGTCCTTCTTGCAAATCAGAGTTTGATTTAAATGACAATATATTGTATATTTATGGTAGCGAAACAGAAGGTGGACAAGCATGACAAGTATAAAAGTTAAAGACGCAAGACTAAGAAGAGCAGGAGTAAGTGGTTATAATAAACCTAAACGTACACCTAATCATCCTAAAAAGTCACATATTGTAGTGGCTAAAGAGGGTGAAAAAATTAAAACTATAAGATTTGGTCAGCAAGGTGTTACTACAGCTGGCAAACCTAAGCCAGGCGAGTCTCAAAAACAAAAGAACAGAAGAAAGTCTTTTAAAGCTAGGCACGCTAAAAATATTGCTAAAGGCAAAATGTCTGCAGCATATTGGGCTGACAAAGAAAAATGGTAAGGAGTTTATATGGCTAGAGCTAAAAAAAGTACTGTTAATAAAGCAGGAAACTATACAAAACCAACTATGCGTAAAAGATTGTTTGAGTCTATAAAATCTGGCACTAAAGGTGGTAGAGCTGGACAATGGTCTGCTCGTAAAGCGCAAATGTTAGCAAAACAGTATAAAGCAAAAGGCGGAGGCTATAAGTAGTGGTTCTTAAAAAATCACAAAAATCTTTAAAAAAATGGACAGAACAAGAGTGGGATTACGTTAGCGCTAAAGATAGAAGAAAACCTAAGTCAGAAAGAGGTAGATATTTACCTAAATCTGTTAGAAAGTCTTTAACCCCATCTCAAAAAGCTTCTGAAAATAAAAAAAAGAAAACAGCTACTAAAAAAGGAAAGCAAAAAGCTAAATATGGAAAAGCTGTTAAAAGTAAAATGAAGGGGATGTATTGATAGACAAAAAGATTTCATTAGGCTCTTTATTAACTATTGGAACTATTATTGTAGGCGCAGCAGTTTCTTTTGGTAATAATTCAAATCAAATAGAAAATATTAGCAATGAACAGGTTAAAACTGTAAAAAGAGTAAAATCTAATGAAGAAAGTATAGTAAATTTAAAAGTTAGTGTTGGAAAAATAGAAACACAACTAGATGATAGATTTGACAGACTTGAAGAAATATTAATGGACTTAGAGTAAAAACAAATGGAGCTATAATGAAAATAAAAGGTGTAGATGTTTCAAGTTTAAATTTAAGACAAAAAAATGCTATGAAACGACATTCTGTGCATCATACAGGAAATCATATACAAACTATGGTTAATGCTATGAAGCAAGGTGCAAGTTTTGACCAATCTCATAATATAGCTATGAAAAAAATAGGAAAATAATTGATAGTATCTAAATTTGTAATTAATGCTGTAGCAACAAAATTAGCTAAACATTTTAGTTTAGATAAAATTATGTCATATGTGTTTGACGATAATGAATTGGATGATAAGATGAAAGATGTAGAGGCGCGCCTTAATTTATTAGAAAAAATGGCTCATCCACCTAAAAATTTAAGGTGTAACTGTAAAGAGGAGAAATAATGCCAAAATTTGGAAGCAGGTCAAGAAAAAACCTTGCAACATGTCATGAAGACTTACAAGATTTATTTAACGAAGTTATTAAATATGTTGACTGTTCAGTTATTGAAGGACATAGAAGTCAAGAAAGGCAGGATAAATTATATGAAGAAGGCAGGACTAAAGTTCGATACCCAAATGGTCGTCATAATGCTAGTCCTAGTAGGGCTGCTGATGTTGTTCCCTATCCTATTGATTGGGATGATAGAGAGCGTTTCCACCTTTTTGCTGGCTTTGTCATGGGGATTGCTCAGTCTATGGAAATAAATATTCGCTGGGGAGGCGATTGGAATAAAAACTTTGAGGTAGATGATAATAATTTTGATGATTTTCCTCATTTTGAACTTATGAAGGAATTTTAATATGGGAAACAAAAAAATGCAAGGCGGTTATGATTATAAAGACTTTAGCTCTCAACCATTTGAAGAGCAAGGGTTTTTAAATAATTTAATTAATTATATGATGGACAGTGTGTCTCCTAGTGAACATAGAGGCGCACATGGCGAAATAAATAAATTAATAGAAAATGCTGACCCACAGGCAAAAATTGCAAGACTTGCAAGAATGTCTGAAGGAAGAAGAGTTAGAGATTTATTTAGAGTTTTAAATCCAGATAGTACAATGAAGGTTATATCCAGTACTGCTGATAAATTTTATGATGATGATAGGTATGGAAGTATAAATGAGGCAACTTATACTAAGGCAGCTCAAAGCTTGCAACAAAATCCAGAATCTCAAGGAATGGATAAAAACTTAGCTTCATACTTACTGGCTGTAGCAAGAAATAATCCTTATACCCCTTAATGGCCAATTTAAATCTTAATGGTAATGTTAGCAAAAACGAAGAAGCTCTTCATTTAGCTTATAATGATTTAATTACATTTGGTAAATTATTTAGCCCACAAGACTTTTTAGCATCAGCAACACCAGGTTTTCACAAAGAAGTTGGTAAATTATTTTTAAATCCTACAAAACAACAATTAGCACTTGTTTTACCTAGAGACCATGCAAAATCTACATTAGCAGCAACTGCTATTATGCATAAGTTTTTATTTGCAAGCAAAGATGAGCCACAGTTTATAGCTTGGGTAGGTGAAGCGCAAGACCAAGCTGTAGATAATATATCTTGGATTCAAAATCATATATATAGTAATCCAGCTATACATTATTACTTTGGAGATTTAGAAGGTGATAAATGGACTAAAACAGAATTTACTTTAAAAAATGGTTGTAGAATGATTGGTAAAGGTGCCTCACAAAGACTAAGGGGTAAAAAGCAAAATTCTACAAGATATACTGGAATAGTGCTTGATGACTTTGAGTCAGAGTTAAATACTAAAACACCTGATTCTAGGCGTCAAATTAAAGAATGGGTAACAGCTGCAGTATATCCAGCTATTGATTTTGATAAAAAAGGATTTTTATGGTGTAATGGAACTATTGTCCATTATGATAGCTTTTTAAATGGACTTGTTACTAAACATCAAGAATGTCAAAAAACAGGTGAAGAGTTTGCTTGGGAAGTATTTACAAGAAAAGCCCTAGAAGACGGTAAACCTATATGGCCCTCAAGATGGCCAGTTAAAAAACTAGAAGAAAGAAAGCAATTTTATATAGATTCAGGAACGCCAGCTAAGTTTTATCAATTCTTCTT